GAGCGATGTAGTACATAACATCACCAAGTTCCTTACGCATTCGGGCCTTTCGATCTATCGTAATAGTGCCTTTGTCGTCGCGCATGACTTTTCCAATTTCTTCTGCTAGCTCACCTGCCTCTCCATTCAGCTTCGTAATCGGATAGCTTAGGCACACGTATGCAAGTACCTGATTCTGCGTAAGACTTGCAAGCATCGAAAGTGCTGACTCTTCGTAAATGGCCGTCTCATCTGTAAATTCCACATATTCCTTGAATTCCATCTAATCCTCCTGTGCAGTCTGTGAATGCTCAGCGAACGGAACAGCCTCAATGACTATGTGCAATCGTCGAAGCTCTTGTTGAAAGTAAGCCTCAATAATGGACTCTGCAATGAACCATAGTCCTTCATCCTCTGCCTGTTCATCAACAATCGCTCGTGCGCTTTTAAAAGTCTCTTCCAATTTCCGCATCCGAGTCTTTAAAGCAAAGAAATCCTGGATTGCACTTTCATTTCCGATCATCTGCCATGCTTCGTCTCGTTCCTGTTCCAATTCTGTGACGCGATTAGCAGCAGCATCTCCTCGTTTGTTGGACAGTTCCAACGCCCGTTCCATCCGCTCAGCTACAGACTTCCATGTATCGTGAGCGTTACGGATATAGTCCCGTTCCCGCTCCAACTCTTCGATGCGAGCTTCCAGGCGGGCACAATGCGCCTTCAACAGCGAGAGGCTTTCTAATGCATCCAGATCACCCTCCACACGTACAGCCCGACCGATGAAGCGCGCCAACACACCAAACTCTGCCTGCACGTCATCTTCTATGGGAGGAAGGGTCACTTTAGTGCCTCCCAAATCATCCAGAGGCCAACCAAACTAAGATAGCTACCCATTACAAGAGCAAATGCAAATCCGGTTAGCGGTGCTGTAAAGAAGACTCCGATCCCCGAGAAAAAGATTACAAATGAAAGCCCGAGATGTTCTCTCATCCTGCGTCTCCTGAACTGATTGCACCGAGTACCTTGTTTTTGAACTCTTCTAGGGTTCCATCATTGATGATCTGTGCATCTACAAATGATCGAGAGATTGGTTCCTCAGATGCATGTCCGTCTGGTTCGTATTTCGGACGCACAATCTCAAACACCTTTCCTCCTAATGAGATTATCCGCATTGCTTCGTTGTCGAAGCGTACATCAGAGATGACGATGTTCCTCACGGGTTTGACATCTTTAGGAAGAAGAAGGCTCACCCAAAAGTTCTGCCCAAATGTATTACGTCCCATTTCGGTTCCGAACCGTTGGAGGAACTCCCTCCATGGGAACACCCAATCTGTCTGTCTGTTACGTTGTGTTAGGAAGACTTCCACGATTGCAATGTTGTCTACTCCGATAGCTTTGAACTCATCGACCTCCTCAATGGAGATACCAAACAGATTGGCTACTGCTTCTTTGAGCTTATCTGCAAAACCATGACGTTCGAAGCCTAGTTCATCTACCAGGAAAGAAGCAGCGGTATCTTTACCCGATTGCTTTACTCCCGTGAATCCAATGATCACGATTTTTCTTTCCGAGCATTAACAGCCGCGAGTTCTAGGAACTTAGCGAGCTTCTCAGCGGCAAGTGCTGTCAACTCCAAATGAGTAGCATTTTCCTTACCGAATGGAGGAAATATTACCTCAACAACTCCCTCCTCACCCCAGACCATCTCTTTTGTTACTTGACCCGAAAGAATGATCATTCGTTCTCCAAAAAATCGATTAGCCCCATAAGATCGTGCCATGCCGAATGGACAGCACTAGCAAGTGGCGTCGGACGAACTGTGTCGGACATGTGGAGAGCAGCATTCATCTCGTCCTTGAAATTAAAATGTGCATGGGTCTTTTCTAGAACGTCAGCAACTTTTCTAAGTTCACGCACGACATCTGCGGTATTTATCATAGATCAAATCTCCTTATTCGTGTCTCCGTTGGATTGGTTCTCCAACATACATAGCTATAGGAGGATGGACGTTTCCCCACAAACGGAGAACGATGCAACCGTCGTCAATCAGTTCCGCAAGATCTTTGGGAGAGAGTTCCCAATAGGACTCGATCCAGGGTTGTCCATCTGTTTCTCCAACCTTAGCCCACATGTCGTTATCTTCGTTCCCTCCCGGCAGTTGGAGAACAAGATCGGTATCTATGGTTCTACGAGGGCGCATGATCAGAGAACTTTCCCGTCCGGGCCAATGATCCTCGGTTGTGGAATTGCAATATCTTTGCGACCCGTAACTGTTGCGATTCTCTGTTGTCTGATCTGTGGCTCGAACTGCTCACGCAGCAAACGAAGATCGTGTAGAAAGATCGTCAGATATTCCAATTGAAGTTTATCTTCGTTTACATTTAGTTCCTTACAAATAACGTTGATAAGAGCTTGTACTCTGCACTTAAGGTCGAAAATGCTAGATGGAGTGTGCTTAAACCCATCCGGCGACATGCTAGCATTCTTCCATTTCTCAACTTCTTCATCTAGTTCCTTTTGGACGCTTTTTAGGCGTTCCTTCGTACCTCCAGTCTTTGCCACCCTTTCCTCCTAGATACTCGGTCTTATTACAGCGCATGCAAATCCGGAAGCGAACATCTTCCGGATCGAAAACCCATTCGTGCTGATCAAGCTTACAAGCAAGATCACCACTCAATCGCCGTGTATTGAACTCCCTTTCCATACCTATAAATTTCTATCTGATTGCGCTCGTCAAGAGTCCCTTCGATCTCATTCATCTCACGCTTGGACAAATTCATCATTCGCATCACGTGACCTCGATTAACCCCAGGATTCTCGCGTATAAGCTCCAAGGTTCGTTCCAGTATCGCGGACAGGCGTGAACGATGCAGTCCACCAAGGAGATCGACTGTGTAATTCCCCCACTCCTGAATGTATCGAGCGCTTGTCAAGATATCTAGTTCGCTGACCTGAATGACTGCATCTTTCGGATCTTGGCGAGTTGCCGAAATCAGAATGCTCATCTTCAACAAGGATCTAGCCATCCTTTCAAATGTTGGATAGGCCAACTCAGATCTGGACGAGCTTCGTCCTGCTTCTACAAAGCGCTTTTCGATTTCTGCATTGAGCTTCCAGGAATCTTCCGTCAGAATTGCATCGACTTCTGATGGCATCTGCACGTTTTGTCCAAGAATCTCTACATCTTGAAAGACAGTGTATTTCTGATGCAGAACGCTGAATTTTCCATAGATCTCCTGACGTTTCTTCAGAGACTCGGGAGTTGGTGGCCCTGTCCAGCGGAGTCGATCAACATCGGTTGTTCCCGAAACAATGAGAAATCTCGGGAGGAAACCCGATAGCACAAACGTCTCATCGAGGGTCATACGGACACGATCCTCAATGCCTCCACCGAAGAAGAGGAAGACTGGCCTCTCAACGGTGATCGTCCGTTTTGCGAGAGATCGGGTAAGCCGAGGAGGACAGTCGTAAAGCTGTGCGAGCGCTTCGGGCATTGCAGACATGTACTTCTGATTCTGAAACTGTGAGAACAAACCTGAAACTTCGTCTCGATAGAAGACAGACGTTCTTCGCGAACGTGGCTGTAAAGCGGTGAACAGTCCTTCGACCGATGCATCTGAAGCCAGGAGGGTATCTCCGTCTATGAAGTCAACGATGTCCAAGCCCATACGAATCACGGTCGTCTTACGATCAAGCGAACTTTCCCCTAAAATCAATCCCCAGAGGTTCGGACGTAATGTACCATAGGTCGTTTCAAGCTTGATGTTTGCACCGATAAGCGCGCTCAAGGTCATAAACGCTGTAAGATCGTGGTACTGCGGACTGGCATCGGTAGACTCAGCCCCCCATTCCCGATACTCATCTACGAATGACAGTTCTTGATCATCATAGTTATATCCTGGAACCAACTCAGGCATAACGACGCTACCAGCGCTGACAAGTGCTTCGAAGCTTTGATAACGATTCCATGCTTTAAGAACATCACGCCAGAGATATTCTAGGGATCTTCCGTCTCGCGCAAACTTGTTGAAGTTGCTTGAGTTCGCAACGATGAAGATCTCTTCCTTCGAAAGTCCTGCATCCATACAGACATGATAGAGCTTCCAAAGAAGCTTTGACCAGTCTTCCTCTTTTGTTGGCTCGTATCCGTACAGATGGTGGAAGTTGTGCTTATTCAGTCTTTGTGCATGTTTCTCCACAATCTCTTCGGGACTTGTAGCATCGTCGAGGAGAGGAAAGGATTCTGCAATCTCGACATCTTCGGCGGATACAGGGATCTTTGCAATTGCATCGAAAATCTCTACTGGAAGCTTAACCGGCTTTGCCTGAATGAGATTAACTACAGGGCGCTCTACATACTTGAGATTGACCGTAAATGGTACTCGAAGCAGTTTTGTGAGCGCCCACCCTGAATCTACACCGTTGTCGCGATAGCGGCCGTAGATCCTGCGCGAGTAGTCCTCAGCAATATAGGGATCTACAATCTCATCAAGAATCCAGATTGCCTGATAACGATCGGGACTGGACTCGATAACGATCTGAGGAAGAGGTTCAATCTCCGAAGGTTTGCAATCGTCAAGATCTGCCCAAACGAGATTTGTTGGAAGACAGGTTTCCTTCTTACGTTCTTCACGAGAAAGCAGGTTGATACAAAACCAGACATTCCTAGAGAGTTTGTTCTTTTCGAGAAATTGAAAAAGTTCTGGCTCTGCATGCGGCCACTTAAAGAATTGCTGCCTAAAGTCCTTTTGCGAGTGCGACTGTGTAGCAATGCAAATGAACCCCTCTTGCTCCCCAAAGAGGAACTTGAAGAAATCTGTTCGAAGCTCGACTACACTCACTGCTACTCGACAGCAGGTAGCATCTTCTTCTCATTGAGATAGATCCCGTTTTTGCTTACCTGGTTATAGATCTTGTGATATTTGTCTAGTTGATCTGCGGCCTGAAGAATTGATTGTCCTGCTGGTCGTTCCAGTAGCGCTCTTCCAAGCGCCTCTGAGTCTCTAAGATCCCTCTCCATGCTATTTGAACTGCTGTCGATAACCAGCGCGTCTCAAGTCGTCCTGCAATTTCTTGAGCGCTGCCTTAGAATTAGATTGTGCAGTGATTTCTTCACCTTCGATCTTTTTCGTAGATGAGGAAAAGAAATCGACTTCAGAAGTTAGCTCCGTAATTTCGCTATACGTTCTATTGTCCGTATTGATCTGCATATTACCTCCAAGAGCAGGAAAGAGGGTAGACTCGAAAGAGTCCACCCTCTCCTGTGTCTATGTTGTCGTCGGTTAGATCAGGCTGCTAGAAGCTGCTGCCTGCGAAGTTTGAGAACCAGCAGGCTTCACACCCTTAACAGGATTGGAGTATTCTCCCGACCCCTTCGGATACTCTTCACGGCCGACACGAACAACACATTCTCGCCCTTGAAGATCTTGCAGATTCTTCAAGTTGAAGCCCTTTGACTTGACCTTCGTTTCGTCCTCACCAACAGCAACGAGGAAATTCACGAAGTTACCGAGAACCCGCGAAGCATTCTCGTAGTCGGCTGAGGGAATGGGATAGTTCGTGAAGAACCGTCGGTTCTCGATGCCATCCGGGTTTTCATCCGTTGCACGGAACTGAACCTTCACCATCGGCGTTCCAGCGGGGAGCTTACCCTGGCCCGAGGTTTCGGTCATCGAGATCTCATACACAGTGCAGTTGTACGAACCGGGGTCGCATGCTTCGAAACCCGAAGTATCAGCGCCCGAGAGGTCAAGAATACCTTCGCTCATTTCTTTGCTTCTCCTTTTTCGTTGTGGATCATAGCCCACATAACTGGAATCGTTGGATTTTCGAGTCTGTCTCCTAGCGAGCTTGTTCTGTCCTTTGCCACCACCTTTTTGGTAGATGCAAACTGAAGAACTCGTTCCAACTTGTCACCGTTTGGCTCAGTATAGAGGTATCCTACGATATCAAGAAATCCAGGGATCTCAGTACGGAGTTTTCCGGGGAGGGAAGGTTGGAACGAGACGGTGCCAATCTCATCCTGCTGAAGCTGCACCAACGCAGTGAATATTGTATTCATTGGGAGATCACGGAACGCACGAACGATTCTGCGCATGTGCTCACCTGATTTGCCCCACTCACGCATCGATGGCACATCTTCATCAAGATCAGGTCTTTTCTGCACAACTTCCCGCATGATATCGCGCATGTCGAGCTTCTGCAACTCGGTTAGAGAATCGACTACAACTGTCCGATAGTAGCCATTGTTCTCTTCGTATAGGCTCTTGTGGATCTCTGCAACTTGCCGAGTTGATCTTACCTGAATGACATCGATATCAGGGCGGTTGCGCAGAGTAACCGTCCCGCCTTCCACGTCCAGCAGGAGGACGGGAGCAGTCATCTTATGATCCTGTGCGGTGCCAGACAGATGGGTCTTTCCAGCACCAGGCGCTCCATACAGGAGCACATTGAGCCACTCGATAGTATCAGGTGTTGTTACCTGCAACTTATCTCGCAGCCCGCTATCCTTAGTCTGTGCGATGAGTTACCTCCTTACCATAATCGGATTACCCTGTTGGAGTCTAAAGTCTTCCCTGATATAGTAACCAAATAAAGCTACAGGTAAATTAGATTTAAAGGGAGAAACGAAAACATTCTGCCGTATATTATCACTGTAAGACGTTCGAATCAAGAGTAAATCTGTAGGATGCATTACGATCTCTAGATTCGATTTGTGGTTAAGCAACCGATGCATTCGAATCTGCTGCCAGATACTATCAAGCAATTCGTGCTCAGTAACCATCCGCACCTGCGATCTCCACCGGGATCCAGTAGTCTTCTTCGAGCATCAACCGCATATCAGCAAGGCGACGCCTGCCAGTGTTTTTCAACCAGATTCTTTTTGGATAGGCAAATTCAGCACGGTATCCTTCAGGAGCGATCAAAATCTCGCCCCATAAATAAACTTCGCCAAATGCTTGGATATCGCCATGAAGACTCCGCGAGGGTTCATTCCAGGCATAGATCCCGCACTCCTTATTGCAGTTCTCATCGGGCGCATCATGTTCATCAAACGGACGGCAAATCGCGATGAGCTTCTGACATGGAGGCCAGATCGCGCCATTCCTAGAACTCAGCCTATATCTGGCTGAGCATTCGTGGTATACGACTTTCCAATCCCGATATGCAAGAATAGGCTCAGTCTTTATCCCGAGATCTTCCAAACCAGGAAACATTATCTCGCGATTTTCGCCCAACAAATCTGTTATTGCTTTTGCGTGGCTCGTTGTTGATATGGGTATACCGGCTTGAAATGCTGTATTCATTGCCTTCTGTATTGCCCGCATTTGATCTTGAGAATGAGCAGAAAATTGCATGGCAATCATAGCAGCGCCGCAGTGCGAGGGATGAGGATCAAAAGTATAGTCATTTCCCACGTGGGTTACAAAGCATGCAACCTCATATTGAATGAGACATTGTGGGCAGTGAAACTTAACGGTGCTGTAGTCTTTCGGGATAGAAGGCACTAAGCCACCTTTTCCGGAACCGGCTCTCTTTGTGGTTCGATTGCAGGTGCAGGAGTAGCGCGTTCTGGAACAGGTTCTTGCGCTGGCTGAACAGTTACCTTCTTGTCCGGCTTACCGATCTGTGACATTCCATCTCTCCTGATGGAGTCCAGTAAGCGCTCCTCTTCCATCCCGGCAGTACGTTGCCTCAGAAATTTTGCCTGCCAGAGCGCTGCAAACTGGACATTCACGCGACCATGCACATTCGTTCGGGGTTTCACAGTGACCACAAAAATTGCATGGGTACGTAACTTCGGGCGCTACCGTGCCGTCCACAAAATCTTCTTGAGAGCCGCCGGGTTCACCAAGAAGATTTACTACGGTAGCGCCCGAACTTAGAGGCTTGAG